GCGCACTACTACGACAACCATTGTTTAGTCTACTGCTACGAAAGCGATAGTAGTAGCGTAGGTTACTATGCATAGTCTCACGACACCGAGACATCAAGTCCTCCCTAGTGAAGTAACTAGGGTCTCTTTCAATACGTGCAACGCCTTCGTTGAAGGACACAAGCACAGGCACTAATGTTGTAGCAGTTGATATGGGCATAACTTTTCCTCGTTTGGTTATGGGTTGTTTGGGACACGTGTCCCAAATGTCAAGTGGTTTGTGCCACTTGTTGTGCTACTCTCCATCGAATGTTTTAATCCAATCGACGTACATCATAGATAAGGCATTAAAACTCAACCACTTCGCTTCACGCTTGTAGTTAGGTTTATCTATGGGGTAATTTACTAACAGCCCGAGTTCCCCAACACGCACCACCTTGTAATACTCAGGCTTGTCAGGCTTGGGATACAACTTGATTACTTGCATCATTACTCCTTTCTTAATAAATTAATACGAACATCCAACTCAAACACTTCACCTTCCCTCGCACGTGCCATCAAGTCTTTCTTAATCTGTTTGGCTAACGTGTAATTCTTGCTATGCTGTTCTAGTAGTGCGTGATGTGTGGTTTCATGCTTTTCTAGACTAGCCTTTAGTTTGCTCTTGGTATTACGATACCTGTTGCCGTAGGTTGATACCTGTTTTTGTAAGTTAGCGTTCAGTTGCTTTACGTAACTAACTTTCTTGCCCAACCAATACTCTTTCATGATGCGTGACCTGATTTTAGGCAGTTCGTCTTTACGTTTACGCAACTCAATCTCAGCAGTTACACTGTGCATATCACCCGATGCAACTTTGTTTTGGATGTCTTTGCGTGTGAGTTTTGATTTACGCTTAGAGTTTCGCCAACAATCCTTACACCTTACACTGATGACCGAAGTTCTCGTCTTAACCGAGACACGACGTAAGTAGTGTGCCGATTGTGCAAGGGTTAGCGTGCGCTTGAACTCCGCTACAGGTTTAATCTCCCCGCACATGGTGCAGGTTTTGTTTGGGACAGGTGTCCCAAAGATGGCTTCGATAGCCATGATGTGTATCCTTTCATGATAATAGTCTACCAAAAGACGCCTAGTGGACACGAAGTATGACATATGCATAGCCTTATTGTAACAGGGTTTGCGTGACATGAACACTAGGTATATACGGTTTTTAAAGAACATCTCAACCTACCTAAAAAAGAAAGCAACACAGTCAACCACAATTTAAACACTTACTTACTTACTTATCTATATCTATATTTATATATATAGGTAGTGTTCTGGTTTGGTAGACGCTTATTGTATAAGGCTGAGGGGGTGTCAACTTGATGTCCACCATGCGTGTTTTGGTAGACTATTGTCAGGCAACCCCTCAAACCACGATACCACAACGTGTTGCTGTATCTTACAAGCATATTCCTTTCAATAGAGGTTGCAAGTCTGTGGTTATGTTGATGCGTGAGCGCAACGCAACGCTTGATACAGACGACCATCCCTCGCCTAGTTTCTTGACAGTCTTAGTTGGATGGCATACGTATATCCTTACCTTGCCGTTGGCTGTGCGAGCAAAGTCTACGACAACGCCGTCACGTTTGAAGATGATGACGATTGGATTGGCTGGAGTATATTTCATGGTGTGATTCCCTTCTTGGTTAGATTGATTTACTGCGGTTGTATTCGACGATGCTGAAGTTATGAAACGCTTCTCGCATAGTCAGGTCTCTTGCCTTGGGGGCAAGCGGTGCTACTACTTCTTTCTTTGGGACAGGTGTCCCAAACGTCGCCTGTTTAAGTACGGCTACTTGGCTAGGGTTTAACATTCGTCTTTCTCCTTCATAAAGAATAGTGATACAAGAGTGCCTGTGCTACATATCAACAGGGCTAGATGCAACCAACCCCCATCGTTACAGACGTGATACAACGCAAAGCAAAAGCCCATCGTAAATACAATGGCGAACATCAAGGCTTCGTGGTATTTCATTGTGTTTCCTTTCATTGGTTAAGAAATGCATTGGCTAGGTTGAAACCTAACTTAGCAATCAACGGGGTGATTACTTCGGGTGCATCGGAATACTTAACGTCTTCAACGTATTCCAAAGCAATTATTGTGTGTGCTAGTTCCTCAAGCGTTAGGCACACATATGATTTGGGTTTAGGTAGGTAAACCCGTTTAGTAGGCTTTGCTGATTGCATGGTATTTCCTTTCAATATGACTGCTGGTCATCATCAGCACACGCAAAACGTGTGGACAGGCTCTCACCTGTTTCGACCTGTGGTTGGATTAGACAGAAAAGCGAACAGCGTTGAAGCCTCGCTCTCTGTCCTGTTGTACAACGTGTTGTCAAATTACTGTGCTACGATGCGGAGGAACTTAGCCTGTTGAGCCTTGGTCATCGCCTCGAACTGCTCGACCAACAGTTCCACAACGTCTTTCTGTGAACTGGTATCACCACCACGCTTGCTACGCTTGATGTTGTGGTATGGTGCAACCCTGCGTTGCCACATCTTCTTAGCACCATCGTGTATGTTGGCACTAGCAACCTCCTCCGTTTTGTAGAACCGATACATTCCGTTGTCGGCTACATCAACATAGCAATCGTATTTCTCGCACAGCGTCGTTGCTAACTCTGCAACGATATCGTTCGGTAGAAACTTTTTCTTGCCCAACGCATTGGCAAGTGCTTGTTCCCAGTCACGTTCGCTGGTAATGATTGATGCAAAGGCTTTATTTAATGCGGACATATGTCCTCCTTAAGATTGTTTGGGACAGGTGTCCCAAAGAAAAAGCCCGCAATCTGTGCGGGCTGTGTCAGAACAAACAAAGGCGTGCTACCTGCCTCATTTGTTACAACAATTTTACCATGCCGTGGTGTTTTGGCTAGGTCTATCACCCCACGGGGTGGGTATCCACCTGTGTGTCCGAGCAACTAGCCGTATGACAAGAACACTATTCCTCAGCCACAAAACTAAAAAATGTCAAATTTTGTAAAAAAATAAGGGACTCATGTCAAACTTTATACACTTCTACCCAAAAAAAGTCCCCGGGGTTGCCGGGGACAATCAATCTAATACAAGGAACACACCAACCAAACGAAGGAGAAAAGCCAGTGTTGAAATTATTATACAACAAAACTAAAAAATGCGTGATACAATAAAATCCAATCGTGCCCCCCACGCTACCAAGGAGGACTTGAATTTGTTTTTGGAACATCTAGTAAACCAGAGTGCCGCAGATTTTGTACCAGAACTTGTTTCCGGTGAGGGCTTTGTTTCTTTAGATAACCTAAACGCTGCTCAAACCCTCAACGCCCAGATAAAGACAAGTGATTGGTTAAAGGGGCTATCCGAAGATGACGACGGTATACTAGATGATGCTCAGGAAAAAAGTGCTACCGACGCATTTAACGCTTTAGTCACAAACAGTCCCGACGCAAAAAACAAAGTACTAGCCCTAGAAGTGCCGGAAGAGATTCGGTCTATTGTGGGTATGGTGACGGCTTATCAGTGGAAGTTTGTTGAGCAAGCGCAAGAGTTGCGGAGCATGGCGGTTACTAAGATAGTTAAAGATACGGACCATCCAGACGCACGGATTCGGCTAAAAGCCTTAGAGATGCTGGGTAAAGTTACTGAGGTAGCCCTGTTTACCGAACGGGTGCAAGTTAAAAATGAAGACATAAGCGACGAAGAGCTAGAAAAGCGCATTAAGGAAAAACTTGGGCGCTACATGGGTAAGGCAGACGTAGTGGACGTAACTGTGAGTGAAATAGATGATTGAGATTCTATCTCCTCAAGAAGCGATGGCTGCTCAACGGGCAGTAACGCACATGTCGAAGTTTGAAAAGATGGCGTTTTTAGATGCCCTAGAAAAAAAAGAATCTCGCATAAGCCTACAGAAAGCTAAAAGCGACCCGATTGAGTTTGCTAAACGGATATACCCCGGGTTTAAAGTGGGACCCCACCATAGGAAACTAGCTAAAATATTTCAAGATGTAGTTGACGGGCACAAAAAACGAGTAATTATTAATATTGCGCCTCGTATGGGTAAGTCTGAGTTCAGCTCTTATTTGTTTCCTGCTTATTTTCTAGGTAATTACCCTGAGAAGAAGATTATTATGGGCACCCACACTGCGGGGCTATCAGAAGATTTCGGTCGGCGAGTACGGAATCTGATTGAAAGCGAGGAATACAATGAGTTATTTCCAGACACTGTGGTTGCGGATGACCAAAAAGCAGCGGGTAAGTGGTCGACCGGTGCTGGTGGACAGTATTATGCTGCTGGTGTTGGCGGTGCTCTTGCAGGTAGGGGTGCTGATTTGTTTGTTGTTGATGACCCACATAGTGAGCAAGATGTAAAGTCTAATTCACGTCTAGCGTTTGATACAGCTTGGTCTTGGTTTCAGACCGGACCTCTACAACGGCTTATGCCGGGTGGGGCGATTATTGTAATTATGACTAGATGGTCGTTATTGGATTTGACAGGGCGCTTACTGGACTATCAGATTAAGAATCCAAACACTATTCCGTGGGAGTTGGTTGAGTTACCAGCCATATTGCACGAAGATACAGATAAAGAGAAGTCACTTTGGCCCGAACAGTGGCCCCTTGAGGCGCTAAAGAACACTAAAGCCAGTATTGACCCAAGATATTGGAACGCCCAGTACATGCAGAACCCCACATCCGACATGTCGGCGGTTATTGGGCGTAAAGATTGGAAAATATGGGAGCAAGACGACCCACCACACGTAGAATACGTTATTCAGTCTTGGGATACGGCGTTTGAAACTAGTAATACAGCCGACTACTCCGCATGTACTACATGGGGGGTTTGGTATAACAACGAGGACAAGGGTAGTCCAAACTTAATACTGCTAGATGCGTTTAAAGACAGGATGACATTCCCAGAATTAAAAGCTACAGCGCTAAAACACTATAAAGAGTGGAACCCCGATGCGTTTATAGTTGAGAAAAAAGCGGCGGGAGCACCACTAATTCAAGAACTGCGACGGATAGGCATTCCTGTACAGGAGTTTTCACCGTCCCGTGGTAATGATAAAATGGTCAGGCTTAACGCTGTAGCAGATTTATTTACCAGCGGTAAAGTATGGGCACCCGATACAAGGTGGGCTAGAGAAGTGGTTGAAGAAGTAGCTAGTTTTCCTGTAGGCGAACACGACGACTATGTGGATACGGTGTCCCAAGCACTATTGCGGTATAGGCAAGGTGGGTTTATTAGCCTTGACTCAGATGAAAAAGACGACGACCTCTTGTACAAGTACCGCCGTAAAGCGGCGTATTACTAAGGAAAAATAATGAGCATAGAAAAAAGTTTATACGAAGCCCCGCAAGGGTTAAGCGCTTTAGCCGAAGAAGAACCGGATATTGAAATTGAAATTGAAGACCCAGAATCGGTAAATATTAA